GTTTAACCAGTTGACAAGCGAGAAGGCCGTTACCTCCGTCAAGCGCGGAGTCAAGGCCCGGGCCTGGGTCAAGAAAAGCGGCGGAGCAAGGAACGAGGCGTTAGACATCAGGATTTATGCCTACGCGGCCCTGATAATTCTAAACCCCAACCTGGACAAGTTGGCCCGGGCAAAGGATGCGCCACCCAAGACCGACGAGGAGAGGAAACCCAAAAGGCAGAGACCCCCGAAAGGGGGCGGTTTTGTTGGGAATTTCAGGCATTAAAAAAAATATAAAAAAAACACCAAAAGGGGTTGACAGCCTAAAAGCTATCTGTTAGGTAACTTGGACCGGCAGGGAATAAGCCCGAGCCACAAATAAAAAACGAAAATGATTACTGAAATAAATTGGAAATTGGATGCAGTAACAACCGACGAGCAAACCATCAATTGCAACGGATGTGATGCAAATTGGTTTGAGACTGCATTGAGATTTGACAATCGGTTTTCAAAGAGAACCGGCAACTCTGTTGATAGGTGTCCGAGGTGCAACCAGCGCAAGGATTTCTATTTGTTCCCGCATGGCGGAGTTAAATAACTCGAAATGCGCCGGGTTATTCAACCGGCGAAGCAAGTTGAAAACTCCTTGCCACAGTTGTGGGCATTCGTTCGACCAGGATTGGCTTGGCCGCTACGGATGCCCCAACTGCCACGGCGAGGGACTAGAAACCAAACCAGAACCAGACAGGAACAAAATGAAAGTTGAAATTAGAAAACAAAAAAGCAACGGCAAGATTGTTGTTTATTTGGTGCAAGGTGACTTGCGGGTAAATAAGGGATTATTCACAAGCAAGGCAAAAGCAACCAAGGAGGCCAAAAGGATTGCGGACCTCTACGGTTGCCCGGTTGCATAACTAACCAGAAAGGAACTAAACAAATGACACGGAGAACAATGTTAAAGGTGTTGGGACTAACCACACTCTCCCCGCTCTGCCTGGAGGCAGGCCCGGGCAAGGATTACCAAGTTAAGTGTGGACAAGAGGTTGCCGAGCAGTTAAAGGAGTGGGACGGGTACACAGTCAACGGGTGGGGTCTGGAGTTGGACGTTGATGAGTTGGATAACCTTTACCATTTGGCAGAGGCTAGGGGGTGGTGGAACAGTTACGAGCAACGCCCCCATGGCGGACATTGGCAAGCAGCAAACCAAACCCCGGAGACCCGGGAACAGTACAAGGCATTGAGCCACAAATAAAAAAACATGAAAACTGAAATGACAAAACACACAAACGGCCCGTGGTTAATAACAACAATCGACGGGGAGGATTGCCTCATGGTAGGCGGCGGCGACGGCAGCGACGTTGTTGCGGACATTCGGACAGACCGGCCAGAGGGTGAAGAGGAGGCCAACGCGCATTTGATAGCGAGTGCGCCTGAAATGTTGGAGGCGTTGAAGATACTGGCCTTGCCTGCTTTTTTAGCAAAGCACGAGCAGGACGTCGTTGATAAAGCGATTGCCCATGCGGAAGGGAGGGAAGTATGACAACAAAAGACAAACCGTGCGCAACGTGCTTTAACTTGGCCGGCTTTTTCCATGAGGGAATGCCGGCGGCAATTAACGAGTTCCTCGGTGGGGAGGCAATCGGGAGGGAGTTGATTGTTACCATCCAAAACAAAGAGGGGACCCGGGTGGCGGAGTTGGTGTTTACCAACGTGGAGGCCAAAAGACCGGACCCCGACCCCATTATAATAGACGGGGGCATGGTGGAGTGGGGTGTGTCAGGCGCGGCAAAGGGCAACCTCAAGGATGGACTGACAATCAATTAACGTGGCTAAAAAACCAATCAGGTGTCCCAAGTGTGGTGCCAAGTTGAACCTTGGCAGTCTCATGGGGAGCAGGACAAGCGAGGCCAAAAAGGCATCCTCCCAGGCAAACGCAAGCAAGCCACCCAAACCGGGGGCACGTCCGAGGGGCAGACCCTGCAAGGGTGTTATTTGAAACACAGCATTGCGCCCCTACAATCGCCATTAAATGGCGGCGACTGTACCGACAATCGAACCTTACGAGTTAATTGCCGGGGACACACTCAAGTTTAACAAGACGGTGGTGGACTACACCCCGGCAGATGGGTGGTCCCTGGATTATTCCTTTAGAAGCGACACCGGCACCGGGTTTAACATTGCCGCCACCGGCAACTCCTCCGCCGGTTATTTTGAGGTCAACGTAACGGCTGCGACCACCACCAATTACACTGCCGGCACCTATGCGTGGCAAGCCTACTCCTCCAAGTCCGCCGAGCGATTCCTGATTGACTCGGGCAAGTTGGTTATCAAGGCCAACCTCAATGCCCTGGCCACCTCCGCCACCACCGACCAACGGACCCACGCACGGGTTATGGTCTCGACCATAAGGAGCATTCTGGAGGGACGGGCCTCCTCGGACATGGAGAGTTACAACATTGGAGGACGGTCCATTAACAAGATACCGATTCAGGAATTGGCGGACCTCCTGCAACGCTACGAGGACAAGTTAAAACTGGAGGAGGCCAAGCGGCAGACCGACAACAAGCACGGCACCGGGAGACTCGTAAAGGCGAGATTTTAAACATGGGTTTAGTTGATAAATTAGCCAAGCGGTTTGGGTTCGTTCGGCATAAAAAAAGGAGTTACAACGGGGCAAACGTTTCCCGGCTAACCAGTGATTGGTTAAGCCCAACGACCACGGCGGACGAGGAGATTAGGGGAAACCTAAAGAGGCTCCGGGGACGGTGCCGGGAACTGGAACGCAACAACGATTATGTCCGCCGCTACCTGGACGGCATGGAGAACAACGTGCTTGGTGCCCATGGCATCGGGTTGCAGATGAAGATTATGGACCAACCCGGCAAACCGGACCGGGCTGCCAACTCTGCAATTGAGCAGGCTTGGAGCACCTGGGGCAAGGCTGCCAACTGCACACCCACCGGCAAGATGACGTGGCGGGACTTGCAACGGTTGACCCTTCGCAGTTGTGCCCGTGATGGGGACGTGTTGGTCCGTATGGTTCGCGGTTACAACAACCCGTTTGGTTTTGCCTTGCAGATTATTGAGGCGGACCGTTTGGACTCGGAACATAACCAGACCCTACCCGGCGGTAACGAGGTGAGGATGGGTGTGGAGTCGGACCGGTACGGCAAACCGGTTGCCTACCACATCCTGGAAACCCACCCGGGGGACACCTACTCCCCAAGCTACGGCAAAAAGCAACGCATACCGGCCAACGAGATTTTGCACATATTCAACCAGGAACGAATTAGCCAAACCCGTGGAGTCCCCTGGATGGTCTCGGCAATGACACGGTTACAGCAATTATCTGGCTACGAGGAGGCAGAGGTCGTGGCGGCCAGAGTTTCAAGTTGTAAGATGGGTTGGTTGCTAAAGGAAAACTCCGAGGGATACACCGGGGAGGAGGACCCGGCGGACCTCAACGTTTTAATGGAGGCCGAACCTGGCACCATCGAAGAACTGCCCAGCGGCATGACGTTCCAGGAATGGAACCCGTCCCACCCAACGACAGCTTACAAGGACTTTGTTAAGACCTGTCTGCGTGGCATCTCCGCCGGCCTGGGTGTGTCTTACAATATGTTGGCCAATGACCTGGAGGGGGTCAACTATTCAAGCATCCGGGCAGGGGTGTTGGAGGAGAGGGAACACTTCAAGAAGGTGCAACAATGGTTCACGGACACACTGGTTGGCCCGGTGTTTGAGTCCTGGCTGGAGTCAAGCATATTGGCAAACCATTTCCCATTTAACATAAACCGGTTTGACAAGATGAATGCCCCGCAATGGAAGCCGAGACGGTGGGGATGGGTTGACCCGTTAAAGGATATCCAGGCCAACATAACCGCAGTGGAGCACGGACTTAAATCCCGGCGAGCAATAGTTGCCGAGAGTGGCGGGGACGTGGAGGACGTGTTTGACCAGATTGCAATGGACCAACAATTGGCCGAGGAGAAGGGTTTGATATTTGGCGACGATTTGAAACAGCAACCCGAAACCGTACCCTTACAGACAGATGAGTGACTTAAAAGAGGAGAGGCACATTGTGGATGTTCAGGAGGACGATACGACCCTGACCATTACCATGGCGAAGAACCCCCCGGAACCCGAGGAGGAGGAATACGTCCCCGAGGAGGAGGCCGAGGAAGCCGAGGAGGAGGAGGAGGAGGAGCCGGCCCGGGGCGATGTCAAGGTTTTGCTACATCGTTCCGTCCAGGCGGAGGCCCGTGCCTTGGAACAGGACAACCTGGTGGAGTTGGCCTTTAGCTCCGAGCTGCCCGTTGAGCGGGATGGTTACATGGAAGTCCTCGACCATTCCGAGGGCAGTGCAGATTTGACCCGTCTAAACAACGGGGCACCCCTTTTATTAAACCACAAAACCGACGACCAGATTGGTGTGGTGGAGTCAGCCCGAATAGACAAGGACAAGGTGGGACGTGCCGTTGTGCGCTTCTCCAAGTCCGAGAGGGCACAGGAAATTTACCGGGACGTGAAGGACGGCATTCGTCGGTTAACGAGTATTGGCTATCATGTCCTCAAGACGGTAAGGGAACGGGCGGAGGAGGGTTTGGACACTCTCCGCGTCACTCGGTTCCTGCCTCTAGAGCTATCCGTTGTGCCGGTGCCAGCGGACCCCTCGGTTGGAGTTGGCCGTGGTGTAGACGTAGAACAACCACAACAAAAGGAAAAAATTATTATGTCTGAAGTAGTCCAAGAGAGAGAGACTCCTAACGTTGAGGTTATCGCGGAGAACACCCGCAATGCCGAGTTAAAACGTTCCAAGGAGTTAACGGGCCTGGGTGCCCGTTACAACTGCATGGATGATGCGTATAACGCAATCCAGGACGGCAAGACTGCCGGGGAGTTTTCCCGGTGGATACTTGATAACCATTTGAAGAACGAACCCACCAAGCAGGACACGGGTGAAATCGGCTTGACCGATAAGGAGGCCAAAGACTTCTCCCTGTTGCGTGCTGTCAGGTCCTATTGTGAAAAGGGCCGGGTGAGTGGTTTCGAGGGTGAAGTTAGCGAAGCGGCAGCCAAACGTTATGGGCGGCCAAATCCTGGCCTTATCATCCCAACCGATGTGTTGGCAAACTCAAACTTTGCCAAGCGCGATGTCTCCACCGCTGTTGGTGGGGGGGGCACGGTTGCAACGGACCTACTCGGCACCAACTTCATTGATGCCCTGCGGAATAAATCCGTTGTCCAGCAAACCGGTGCCACCGTGCTTAACGGCTTGGTTGGTGACGTGGCGATTCCAAGACTTGCCACAAACGCAACCGGTTACTGGTTAACGGACGAGACCACTGCCATTACCGAGAGTCAGGCGACATTTGACCAGGTGACACTCTCACCCAAGTCGCTCGGCACTTACAGTGAGGTTAGCAAGCAGTTGTTGGCTCAGGGTTCACTGGACGTGGAGGGTTTAATCCGTGATGACATGGTTAAAGTCCTGGCAATTGCCGAGGACCTGGCAGCCATTTCAGGCACAGGAACAGAACAACCCACGGGTATTACCGGCCAGACCAACGTTGCCGATGTTGCAGCAACGTCCTCTCCCTATACGGATGTTGTGAACATGGAGAAGGAGGTTGCGGTTGATAATGCGTTGAGCGGGTCCCTCTCCTATGTTGCAGGGGCGGGAGTCATTGCGAAGATGAAGGTAACCGAGATTGCCGCCAATACGGCACGGTTCATCTACGAAAACGGAATGGTCAACGGTTATCCCATGCATTTGAGCAACCAGGTCCCGGCCCCATCAACTGCCACGGTTATCTTTGGCAATTGGTCGGACCTCCTGATTGGTCACTGGCAGGGTGTGGATATCACCATAGACCCCTATTCAAAGGCGGAATATCGACTGGTTAAACTGGTCGTTGCAATCTGGGCGGACATAGCCGTTAGACACGGTCAGTCGTTCTCCAAATGTGACGATTATGTGATAGCGTAGGAGTTAATTAGTTAGTGCATGGGGGGAGGGGGTTAGCCTCCTCTCCCCTTTTTACTTTAAAACGGTGGATGGTTTTAACACGGGTCCATGACGGATACATTACAAATGTGTTGGCAGATTCCAACACCCAACTCGGTGCGTTTACCGATGTCAAAACTAACTCCCTGCTGGTTGTCGGTAAGACTGCTGCCGGGGATAATGCTGATGAGGTTTATTTAAGGAGAGTTGGGGGGGTTGTAAAAATTCCGGTGCAACCCGGCGAGGTGTTAAACCTGGACCGGCCAACCGATTTAGGACAGTTTTATTTAGGGCAATGGGAGATAACAAACAAGACGGCAAACGATGGTTGCGGTTATTTAGCCATTGCGGTTGTCACAATAGACACGGCACTGGGATTAATCATGTTAGCTGATTTTGCAGCTATTTTGGCGGAGTGGCCAACCACATTTACCTTTGGGGGTTCCACGTTTTCCGGGTACTTGGGCGAGGTCTCGGAGGAGTCCACCCTGGAGGTGGGGGGCATTGTCCCGGACTACGATGCGGAGTTGTTTTGTAAATCGGCGGACTTCTCCACCCCGCTGGATGTGGGGGACACCATAACCGTTGCCACCTCTTATGATTCCCTCCTGGTGGGCAATTCTTACCGGATACACACCCGGGGTTTGAGTGATGGAAAAATAGCCAACTACGGCCTAAAGAGTTTAAATGAGTAGCCCCTACAACAACGTTGATGCCAAGATGGAGTTGGCAGTCAAGGAGGTAATAGAGGAGTCCGGCTTTTGGGCCACCTACTCCACCGACTACGATTCCCTGACCGGCATAAACGATGGGGCTTATGAGAAAAACGGTATTGTCTGTTATGCCGAGAGTTCCGAGGAGAGGTTGGTGGGGACCGGGTTGTGGTCTGTTCGCATGGTGGTGGAGATAAGGAGCAACGTGGACGCTACCGGTTCCGCCGCTACACACCGGACACTCCTGGCCAACATCCGGGACCTGTTCATGGACGACGGTATAACCACCACCCTGGATGCAACGGACCAGACGATTAGGACAAGCGGGGTGTTCGGGTACCGATTCACCCAGGGAGTGGAGGACCGGTTTCTGGTTGGCTCGGTGAGTTTCGACGTTGTAGCGAGTGCCTTCTAAATTCTACATTGATGATGGGGCATTTTATATGTCCGTGGACAAACTGGTTGATGAAACCGGTTTGGCAACCAAGGAGATTTTAAGGCTAACCGGGCGGCACTTGGTGGAGACAGCCCTAAAGGTTACGCCCCCACACTCGGGCAACATGACCATGGCCCACTCCGAGAAGGGCAACCAACAAAAGGCCAAGGGACTCCAGAACATACGGACCGACATACAAAGGGTGGTGGGGGTTCTCAAGGAGTTAAAACTTTACCAGGACCCCAAGATAAGAAAACTGGTCAGCAAGGGGGAGCTGGGGGTGTTGTCCCGCATTATCGGGGTGACGGTTGCCAAGACCATTCCGGGCGATTTCCACGAGAGATTCAGAAACAAGCGAGGCCGCATCAACAAGACCACCGGCAAGCAGTTGTTTGTCATCAACAAGACCGAGCGCAACAAATATGTAAGTCGAGTGGCTACCCGGTTGGGCCGGTACAAGGCAGGGTGGAACAAGGCAGCCAGACGCTTAAAGGCCAGGGGTAACAAGGGTTGGCCGGCCTGGGTTAAACGGCACTCCGGGCAGGGTTACATCCGGGACAAGTCCAGCGGGTTTAACTTCCCCAGGCAGGAGATAACCATAGCCAACCTTATGGATTATGCCAGTGGCAGGGGGGCAACCACCAGGTGGATGAAATATGCCGTGGACCAATCCGTGGACCTAATGAACCGTTACTTTAAGAAACGGCTAAAGTACCGCATGGAGAAGGCGTTTAACAAATCCGGGCGCAAAATTTGAAACGCCCCCGATAAGTCTTACACTATCTGAATGGCGACCTTTAATGGTAAATATGTAGTGTGGGGAGTCAACGGCATAACTGCCACGGGCTTTATGACAACCGGCGATGAACCGGTTATGGATTACCAAAGCGTTTCGGTATCCAACACCTCCGATGTGGCAGAGGTTAAGAACGGGGACGGGGACGTTTCTTTGATGGTTTTCTCCAACCACAACCGGGAGGCATCCATTGAGGTTGTCCCTAGCGGCACATCGTTAGACGTGGTACAGGGGGACATAGATGAGTTGATGCCGATACCCGGCACCATCATTACCCTGGGGGAGTCAGACGCACACCTTACCACCCTGGACGGGGAAACCGGCACAGTTAAGGAAGCTGGTGGGGCAGGCATGTGGTCCTACATGAGCGGGGAGCTAACCCGTTCCAATGATGCCGAGGCCCGGATTAGCATGGTGCTTAAGCAGTATGCGGGATGCGACCTTGATGCCACCCTGACAGTTGGGAGTTAGTCAATGTGCGGTCTTTCCATGATACGATTGTCCCGGACACTTATGAGGTACTCGGCATAAGGCTCCGCCCCTTTAGTTTGGGGCATTACATTCTGCTGGAGAAGAACGCTTGCGCGTTGCTCCTGGGTGGGCCTGCCACCGTCCTAGACTTTGCCGTTTCCGTTGTCGTTTGCTCCTCCGCCTTTGAGGAGTTCCTGGAAGCCCAGGCATCCGGTCAGGTCGAGAAGCACACCAAAAAACTAGCCAAGGTTTGCCGGGAGATTGACCTGGAAAAGGAATCCCAGTTCATGCGGGATTATCTGGAGGACGGGTTGCAGGGTCCAAGCTATTGGTTTAAGGACAAGGGCAAAAAACTTGAGACTCCACTGGTCCAGGTTATCCGGATGCAACTGCACAGCAAGACCAACCTAACCGAGTCCGAGATTATGAACCGGCCCTTTGCAATGAACCTTTGGGACATTGTAACCCTGGGAGAGATTGAGGGCACCCTCAACCTCAAGACCGAGGCGGACGATGAGGCAAAGAAAAAGGCGGACGAGTTCGGAGAACGGTTTGCCAAAAGGCAAGCGGACCAGGTTGCCGACAAAATAAGGAACAACTGATGTTAGCCCAACTCATTGCCAAGCTCGGACTAGATGCACGCCCCTTCAATCAGGGGATGAACAAGGTGTCCGGGTCCATGAAAAAGTCCGGGAAAAAGATGGCCTCCAGTCTTAAGGGCCAACTTGCCGGGGTCTTTGCCCTGGGCTTTTTAATCAAGGCAAGTTCCGAGGCCCTGCAATTTGCCAAGGACGTTAAAACATTCTCCCACCAAATCGGGTTGACCACGGAGGAGTTCCAAAAAATGGACTACCTCTTTAAGACGGTGGGGGCGGACACCAATGATGTGGTGGATGCCTTTGGGACCCTGGTGGACAAGATGCACGATGCCATTAGTGGCTCCGAGGGTGTCCGGGAGGATTTTAGATTGATTGGTTTTGAGTCCGATAAGATGAAGAACCTTACGGCAATGGAGGCCCTTTACGCCTACGCCGATGCGTGTGCCAGAACAACCGATAAAAGCCAGGTTTTAACTACAACCCTTCGGACCTTTGGCGACGACCTGGGGCGGAGGGTGTTGCCGTTAGTCCGAGACGGAGCAGAAGCGTTGAGGGAAATGGCGGCAGCCGGCGCGGACTTTGCAATTAGTGAGGACGCACTTAATACCCTGGATAATGCCACTAAAAGACTGGAAGCCTTTAAAGCGGCAAACCGGAGTTGGTTCGGGGAGTTCCTGGGTGGGTTGGTAGGTTTAGCGGACGGGATTGTGATGGTTGTTAAGGGGGCAATTGTTGCGCCCATCTACGGACTGATAGCCGGCATAGGGCAGCTGATGAAAAACGTTCGGGATTGGAAAACCCGGTGGGGTTTCGAGGGTGTGTCGGGCGCGGCGGGAGCAGGAATGAAAAAGGTTTGGGCTGACATGGAAAAGGGGCGGAAAGCCAAGGAGGCCATCTTAAAAAACAAACTAGACCCGGAGGGCAAGTTTATTGGCCAGGGGTTGGACTTCAAAATGGAGGCAGAGATTAAAGCCCTGGAGAAACAAGTACAGAAACGCAAGGAGGCCCTGGACTTTGCCAAGCTAACCACTGCCGAGCAACAGGCCCAACTCAAACTCCAAAAGGAACAGGCCGAGGCCGAAATAAAAGGACTCCGGGAAACCGGCAAACCGGAGGACAAAAAGAAGGCATTGGAATTGGAGATGAAGGCCATGGATGCAGCCAGCAAGTTGGCAAAGGGCGCGGGTGGCGCGGCGGCATCCCGTTCCCTGACAAGTGCCCAGCAAATCGGGGCCATGGTTCGCTCGCCCCAAGGGCTTATAAACCTGGCACGGCAACAATTGGTCCAGCAAAAGGAGATTGCTGCCAACACAAAGAAAACGGCACAAGGCAGTGCCGGGGATTCAATTTACCCTAATTAACATGGCAAAAGTAGTTGGCAAGGGAACATACAGAAGGACAGGCAGACGCTACACCTGGAGCAAGCAGAGTGGCTGGCAATCGGAGGTGCGCTATGAGGGGGAGGCCCGTGCCGTCCGCCGGTTGATTTCCCGCTATGCGCCCCGGGTTGACGAGGTGACTTATGACACCAACGGAGCCACGGCAACCCTGGTGGCTCGTATCAACCGGGACACCTCCGGGGGAGGTGGGGGGGTTAGCGATGCGGAGGTTACAACTGCCTGGGAGTTGGTTGGCCAGGACTCCCAAAAGGACATCCGGGAACATTGGAGGCTGCACACCCTCAACCCCAACACCATGAAGGACATCGAGAAAAAGGCCGAGGAGTGGGGGGATGATGTCACCAAGGATTATGACACAAACGCCTTTGATGTTGCCATTCACACCGGCAGCGGCACCACCACCAACACCTCCGCCTGGACCAATAATGCAAAGTTTTTCTTTTTCCTGCTAACCAAGGGGCAGGAGTCTTACATTGAGACGGAGTACGTTCTACGCAAGACAGAGTTGGTGGCGAGCGACTACGAACGTGCCATGGCAACCACCGGGGTTAACTACCTTTGGACCACTGCATTACTAACCGCCGCCGAGGGCATCCCGCCCATGATTCAGGCCACCCTGTCCGAGATTCCCACCCCAACATTTACGGTGGACGGTGACATAAGCGGCACCGGGTATACTTACAAGTGGTTGTGGTTGAAGAAGTCCCCGCAAATCACCCAGGTTGCCGGCGGCAAGTTTGAGCGAAACCAGGAATGGCAGTTGAACATCTGGCCCAACTTCCTTTACCCGGAGGCCTGATACATGGTCCGAGTCCCTGCAAAACTAAAAGGCAACTCTCCCGAGGCAGCTTGGCACAACCAATTGCGCGAGGTGATTTTGTCACTCCTGCCGGTTGGGTCCTCTAACACCAACTATAAGCGCACAACCCGGGGCACCATCCGGGAGGGTAAAGGCGGCGGCAGTGCGACAGGGAGCGGCAAAGCGGTGTGGCTTTAAACTTTTTAACCGGCAGCGAAACCCCAACGGCAGACCGCATGAATCTGCTTTGGGCCGAGGCAGACACAATCATAGACAAAGCAATGGACGGCAAGTCCACCTTCCTCCTGTTTCATGGGGCAGTGGACTCGGATTGGGTGGACTACCTCCACACCGGCAAGGAGTTTTGGTTTTACACGTCAATCCAGCACCAGAGCGATGACCTCTCCGTCCTCTACCCAATTTATTCCACCCTGCCGGCAACCCATGACCAGGCAACAATTGACTCGGCAGTCAGCGGGGCAACCTACACCTATGACTCCGGGGGGTGGGCATTGTCTGCCACGGACATTGCCATTGACCAGACACTAAAAGCCCACACCGTTACAGACAGTGGCAACACTTATTATGTGTGGGACAAAGGGCAGCCGGCACCGGAGAAACGTTGGAAGTATGCCGTTGCGGAGATTTTGATTGGCAACGCAACCGGCAACGTCTTTGAGTTCCCGGACACATACGATAAGTACAACGCCTTTAAACTCCACAACCTGACCGGCAGCCAAATCACGTTTTATTTTGGCACCTCCTCAAGTTACAATTATAGCCTTACCATTCCCGCTTATTCCCAGAAGTGTGTCCGCCGGGACTCGGTTGCCTCCGGTTACAACTCCGAGTACAAATACTTTTTCAAGTGCGAAAAGAACGACCCCAGATTTTTGTCGTTTGACTCCCATGCCGGCAGCGTGGCGCAAACCATGCGAGCCAACAACATTACCAATGCCTCCTATCTCTACAACATTCTGGAGTTTGTGGGCCAACACGATTTGGTCCAGGAGTCGGTCAGGCAAACCCACCGCATCACATTTGACCCCACCCAATGCGTGGACATTGGCGGCGAGTATGCAACTGCCGGCTATATTCCAACCGTCAACGACTCTGCCAAGGTGGCCGAGTTGGTTTATCACAAGGGGGACTTGAGTTATTACCGGGCAACCGATGCCGTTAGCACCCCGGAGATTGGCACCATAGAGTTTGACGGTTACACCAACCTGGCAACTGCATTGACCTCCGCCGGCCTGGGGTCCTCCACGGTGCTTAATGAGTTTACAATTACCAAGTCTGCCTCCAAGTTATATTATTACGTTTGGCAAAAAACCACCAACCTCCTCACCTACCAGGACCAGTTTAGAATGTTGGACCTGGGGAGCGGGTCAAGTAATGTTGCCTTGGCAACCAAGTTTTATATGCCGCCGGTTTTTACGCATCCCCAATACCTTCACAACTACCAATACCGGGGGAACAGCACCACCAATTATTCCGCCCATACCAAGACGGTTGGCACGCTTAAAACCGACCTAGGCACACACCTGGACAGCACCCCCACCCTGAGCGGCGAGGAGGTTAAGCTAACCACGGAGGGACCCGTGCTTTACTGGCATGAGGCTTGGCCCATTAGTAATTGGTTTACCGGGTTTATGCGGTCCCATTATTTGGAGATTAATTTAAGTGGCGGGGTTGCCTACATTGAACTGGACCAGGATTGGCCCCTGGCAACCGTCAAGACATGGTCAAGCGCACAAACAACCGAGTATCGCGCCGGTTGGCCAAGTATGTGGAAGGACTCTGTTTTTTCGGCAACCCTCTCGGGCCGGCGACACGCTAACGATGCCCACGGTTTTCACCGGATGTTTGAGGGGCCGCGCAAACCCCGCTTATATGAAACCACCACCGGAAATTACCCACACAACGAATTGAACTATGACCCGGCAGGACCCACCGGGGGCGACTACACGCAGAACAACACCGGCCCGTTAACCTCCACCGGCATTGCCCACCAGACCTGTGACATTAACCTGGTGGTTGAGCCGTTTTATGCCGGGGACACCGATGTCCCCAACTATCCACGGGTGGTGATTGATGACGGGGCGAAGAACCTGGAGGACACAAACTCCACCACGGCAACTGCCTCCGAGATAGCCACGGCAATTAACGGCAACGCAAACGAATACTCCCGGCTTAATCTGCTCAAGGAACATTACAACGACCTGGTTAACATCTGCAAAAAGGCAACCAAGATTCGCCCCCTCTGCATTGATGAGGTTTACTTTGGCAACAAACGCCCCATGGCACAGGGGACCTATCTGTTTACCAACTACCTTGCGCCCCGGGAGTGTTATGCCGGCTTTGCAGACGGGTCCAGCGAGGAGGACCTTTATGATAATTTGGGGGTAACCATCCGGGACGAGACGGATGCCCCCATGGTGGATGTTTACGCCGATGCGTTGACCGGTGACGATACCGCGATTGAGGCTTGGCATTGGGTTAAGATTGCGGACGTTCAAACCCGGGCAACTGCCCTGGGGTTCAAGTTCCGCCTGGAGGAGCAAGTTGTGCCGCTCAAGTATTCCACAACCGTTACCCGGCACTTTGCCACCACGGCAGTTGATGCCTCGGCGGATTTTAAGTTTAGGGTTACGACCCCGGTGATTAGCGGCAGCACCTACATTGCCACCCTCTCCACCACTAATTACTCGATTGGAACCCATTACACCGGCAACACCACCCTCTCCGATGCCAACCGGTCAATCCTCTTTCACCTTTACGATGACGCCAGGACGGCAAGCGGCAACCGGGCGGACTTTGCCGAAAGCGAGGCAGCCAACTCGGACGGGGCGACCTTTGGGGATGATGCAATCCGGGACCTGACGGCAGACGTTAATTTTGTAACCCCCACCGCGATTACCAAACATTACCTCTATTTTTGCCAGGTTACCCCTCCCGTAACCCATTCTGCCTAGATTTGAAACCCCGAAAATCTTTGGCACAATCCACCCGTGGCGAACCTGTTAAAGCTCTTTGTTGACCTTCAAAACGATGAACTGGTTACATCGGCAGTTGACTCTACCCCGTTAACCCTCCCGGATTTTATCCAGGGAGACCAGATACCGGTGGAGGTTTACTTGTTGGTCCCGGATGAGTCCGGTGGGTTTTCCTCACAGTTTACCACTCTCTCCGATAATCTAACGGTTAAGATTGGCCTGGTATCACCCTCCTCGGCAACCACGGCAACTGCCTATTCCAGTGCCACCCTCTCCCGAAAATACCGGGTGGGGGCAGCCAAACCCGTGGCAGGAGGCACCGGTTACACGCTCAACGACGAGTTAAAACCCCCCACCGGGTCCGCAACCGAGGACCCCGTTTTGGTGGTTAAAGGTGTGGCAAGTGGTGCCATTACCGCATTGGCCGTTAAGGATAGAGGGATTTATGCCACCAAGTCGGACTCGGCCTTAAGCCTAACGGATTTTGTGGTGGCCAGCACAACCTCGGGAGGGACTTGCCGGGTGGATTGGGAGACATTCCACCAAGGCACGTTGGACCTCAACACGGCAGGGGTAAACAACACCCTCCTCCTGGGAGACTCCAGCCCGGTGGCAAGTGCCACGGCAACTTTGGAGATTGAGATAACCGGCACCTCCATTGCCCGGACACCCATTCAAAAGACGGTGACGGTAAAGGCAGACGGCATTAAGAGCGGCACCGGGAACAGCACAAGTGCCGCCGGCTACATTCAAATTGACAAAACAACCGTTACCGGGTCCGCCACCATGGATTCCCTGGCCCTGGGCAACTCCAGTTTCATCCGTTTAGACAACTCCGGCTTTACTGGTAACGCAACCATAAGCGGCATTGCGGGGGGGGTGGACGGGTACTTTTTAAACATTTACGTCAACGCCTATTCCTCAAGCCAAACCCTGACCTTCAACGACGATGCCTCCGCCACCAGTGGTGATGACATTAAGATTAATGACTCCGCACTGGTGATAACCGGGGACGGAATGGTCCAGTTGATTTATGACGGAGACGACAATGTGTGGTCCGTGATGAGTGCCCGGGACACAAGTGGGGCCGAATAATTTGAAACAGACAATTTTAAGGAGAAGATAAAGACATGGCGGAGATTAGCATAACGGATGGTTACATAACGGCAGCTGGGGCTGATTCTAACACGGCACTCGGGGCAAGCACTGTTCAGGCGGATACACTCATTGTGGTGGCCCACAAGGCAAGCGAAACGGAAAACGCCGGGACGGTGTACCTACGGAAGGTGGGGGGAACGGTCAAGATACCCCTGGAACCCGGGGACGTGTTGAGCATCACCGGACCCAACGGGGAGGAGTTCACTTTGGCACAATGGGAAATTTGCAACGTCACTGCCGGGGATGGGTGTGGCTTTGTTGCAATTGACTATTCACCTTATGGCTAAAACTAATGTCTAATTTTCAACTCTACAAAAAAACAATTAGTGCCACCGGCACGACCACGGAAAACGAGCCAATCATCAAATCCGATGGTGCGAGTTCGGATGTGATGGAGTGGCAAGCGTCTACCGGCACAAGTAAGGTCGAGATACGCGAGGACGCAAGCAACAACCTGAAGCTGGAGGTTGACGGCATACCCGTTGCAAGCGGATTGGCTGGCATAGATGGCACGGGCCTCCACTTCGACGGTGCGGCTGGCAACATCGACATTGCATCGCCGCCCGACTTGGGAACGAAGTTCAGTTTCGAGTTAATCATACAAGCGGATTCGATACCGGCATCGGACTATGCCTACATCGTCGATTTCGGAAATGGCGGTAGGTTCGCCTTGACATCAATTGATGGTGTGCTGGCGATTTACGACACCGACGAGCGCAAGTTCACAGGTGCGACTTTTCTTGATGATTTAAAAGTTCACCATCTTGTTGTAACGGTGGACGGCACTTCTGCAATTGCTTACGACAATGGAAATCAAGTCGGTACTGCGACATTAGGTGCAATATCGGACATTGACGATTGTGCAGATGCTAGAATCGGCACACGCTACGATGCGTCTGGCTATTTCTTCGACGGCACTCTGTATCGCACAAGATTCTGGAACAAGACGCTGACCGCAGCGGAGGTCACGGCGAGCTACGAGAACGCTACCGTGCCGTTTGCCGACCAGTATGGGAGTCAGACGAACAAGATTGCTGCTTCCGTTGACCAAGATTGGGGAACGGATGTTGCTAATCTAGCCGCTTTCAATTCCGCTTATGCGTGGACGGGCCATTCAGCCACATCGTTGACTGTTTCTAGCAAAGTATTGCAGTTTAGCACCTCCGGGGCGAACACAGGTATGTATTACAATGCCGGACTTACGGCTGGGAATAGATACCGAGTTGTGATGCGAACCGGCACTATTTCGGGAACCACATTCAAAGCATACACCTATGCTTCTGGCTATACGGAAGTCGGAACGCTTGTTGCATCAACGACCAATGTTTTTGATTTCGTCGCTGAATCTTCGCTAAACGGATATTTGTATATTTATGCGTCCACAGGAGATGCGGCAACAATTCAATTTGACGCATCAAGCGTAGACAATGAAATCGTCGAAATCGGAGTGGTCAGCGACTACGACCTAGCGTTCGCAAACCCGACCCAATCTGACCAAGTGCAAGACCGCGCTGGTGCGGCAGACGGCACTTCGTCTGCAACGGGTGTGGTGCAAGTCACGCCGATTGAGCAAGTCAACACGAACAAGCTGGCAGTCGGCGGCACGACTCCGTTGGTTGGTATTGGTTTGGCGGCGGGAGTTACGCCAACCACATTGCTGGACATAAATGAGTCAACATCTGGTGACGTTTACCCGTTGGTCATTCGGAACAACAATGCCGGTGGTTCAGAAGGTGTTGGGATAAAGTTCCACATTGCCAACACGCTGAACGCTGGCGCGATTCTGATGGATGCAGATGCGCCTTATGGTTCGGCTGCACAAGCAGACGCAACGATGCAATTTTTTACGTCTCTGGATAACACGCTGGTGCAACGGATGGAGATTGATTCAGTTGGCAAAGTGGGAGTGAATACGGCTCCCGCAGGAACATTTCACACGGTAGGACTAGCGGGCACAACGGCTTTGATGGTTGTTGGGGCGAGTGGCAACAACATTGCCAACTTTTACGATTCATCGTCTGCCGCCAAAGTCACCATCGACTCGGCTGGCAACGTGGGGATTGGCGTGACGCCAAGTGAGGCGTTGCATATTTATCGTTCTGGTGCAGTAAACGCAGAGATTGAATCTAACACAGACAACGCAGCTTTAATTATTAACAGCAATACCGACAATGTTGGTCGGGAACGCTCTGAAGTTATTTTTCAAGATAATAGCGTCACCAAATGGACGGTAGGAGTACAAGAAAACTCTTATTTCCACATTGTTGATGCCGCACGGGGTGGGAGTTCTTTCACAATACGAGACGCCGCCGATATGTTGTTGATGGAGAGCGGCGGCAACTTGGGGGTTGGCACGGCATCAGTCAACCGCACAGCAAGTTCAATTGCGCTGACCATTGGAGATGGGACTGCTGACAATTATCGAAGTGCGCTTGAGTTGGTTGGTTCAGAAGTTACCGCCGACGATGCAGTCGGGAGAATTGCTTTTTGGAATGTTGGTGGGTCGGGTGGACAGATAGCCACAATATTGGGCAATAGGCAAGGGGCCGACAACAGTGGTGCGCTATTGTTTCAGACGAAAAATGCTGGAACCAACGGAACTCGCTTCACAATAACTCCGAGTGGCGGCGTTTACGAAACCAACGGCGTCCTCAAAGAAAACTTGCTGACCAACTCCGGCTTCGACGTTTGGAGTAACTCGACGCTGGAGGATGTTGCGACTGTTGATGCAGATACAATGGCATCCGACGATACGGGCGACTGGACAGGTTCCGCCAGCGCGACTTTGGCATTTGACACCGACCACTATGAGTTAGCTACTAGCGCAACAAATCAAAGCATCGAAACCACGTTCTCCGCGCTGACCACTGGTAAACTTTACGAATTTTCACTTGATGTGAAAGACGGCACAGCATCGAGTCAACCTCTCTATTTCCATTGGTATTACAGCGGTTCAGCCAACGGTAGCAGTCCCACATTTACGACCACGAGCAGTTTCGTCACGCATACTTGGGTTTTTGAAGCGACCGGCGCAGCGGCAGCGGCATATATTAAAGTCAGCAACAATATGAGCGGCAGCAATGTTGAGTTGAAAAACTTCACACTCAAAGAAGTCACGCCGGGGATTGTGTCGGGAACTGCTGGGCCAGATGGGTGGGCGCGGCGCGGGAGCTGCGATTTATACAGACAGCACAACGATGCGACTCTCACCAAAGACGGTTCATTTTATTCGCTAAAAGGCGTCGGTAGCGAAACACTTTGGCAGACTCATTGGCCGACCGTTTCCGCTGACCCACTACATATCGCGCGTTTCGCTGGCAAAACAGTAACATTTGGCGCGTGGGTGTATTCAACTCTCGCCACACCGGAAGTCTTATTGCGGATTGATGACGGTGGAACATCTGACTCGACCCAAACGGTTGCACAAAACACTTGGACTTGGCTTGAGTGTACCAAGACCATATCAACATCCGCAGGTGCAACTTTTCAAATCGCAAAATCGGGCGCAACGGCTGAAACATTTTACGTCTCCCAAGTGTGCCTCGTATTCGGCAGCGCAATCGGCGCGGGGAATTATTCGCGACCGATGGGGGAGATTGTTTGGTTGGATACAAAAGTCACTTCGCAAATCGCCGCTACTATTTCGTCGGCGGAAGATTTGAACGTGGAGGTTGATACAAATGGCAAACTTCCCAAAGGTGCAAAAGCGGTCGATATAATTTACGCCGGTAGCAATGCGGTGGTGGAGCAGTACCTACTTGTGGAGGACTCAGCACTGAAGAGTCTTTCGCAAGTTGCCAATGTGCAGAATGCAAATGCGGGTTGGGTTCCGTTGGAATCGGATACACATTTATCATTCACACCGCAAGGCACTTGGAACGAACTTTCGATGCAATACCACGGCGTTCAACTTCAATAAGACAATGGCAATCACAATTAGCAAAACAGAAAAGCCGAGCGGCAAGTCATTCCAAAACATATGGATTGTCGTTGAGGCAGACGGTGACAAGTGCAACTTCGTTCACACCGCACCGGCAGACTTGGAAGGCGATGACTTGCAAGCGTATGTCGATGGCCGCGAGGATTTCTACAAGCGCGAAGTGCTTCGCAATATGTATCCAACCGCCGACTGCTACAATGCCGACCTAGAGACTTTCGAGAAGTGGATTGCCGCCGGTTGCAAGCTGGAGGAAATCAGCGAGGAACGAATCACTCAAGCCGCCGTTCCCGCCGCTGATGCGGTTATGGGCGAGCGTCAAGTGGTTGTTGAAAGCGAAGAAGAAAGCGAAGTCTCCACGACTGAAATCGTCGAGGTGGACGGCAAGTTCGTCGAGAAGACCACAACCGAGACAGTCACGAACACGGTCAGCACTCCGCAAGTCACGAAGCACAAACTTTACAACGATGCCGGTGAGGAGATTGGCGAACACGAAGTGCCGGTGATGGAATCTTACGAGGTCAGCCCAGCCGTTGAAGCGGTTGAAGAAAAGAGCGAGACGGTAATCACGCGAGCCGAATCCGTTGTGGAGAAGGTCGCTTGGAAGGATACAGCAGAATAATTTGATATGATAGAAGTACCAACAAAACCGAAGGCGGGGCTGAATGTCTCGAAGGTAGCCATCAGCTTGAACAGCGCGGCTGAGTTCTCGATGCAATTCAGCATTGTGGGCTGGGGCAAATATACGGACGGCGAAGGCAACGATGTGTGGGGCAACAATCCCATCGTCTCGACGTTGTTATTGGTATCCGGTGCGGCTTGGTCTGGCTGGGTTCCCGGCGCAGCACCGAGCGATGCTGATTACATCGCCAATCTAGCACTGGCCCAGCTTGGGCTTGAGCGGGATGAGACGGTTGTTGCAGCGGAACCAGAAGCACCGTCCCCGGGAGACTGATGCCGTTTAATGTTTGAGATTAAAACCAAGGCAACCAGGGACTTGCCCGTTAACGTGGTTCAGGTGCAACTGGTGGGGTCCCACGAATTTGGCATGACGTTTGAGGCAACGGGTTTTTCGGTTAAAACCTGGACGGTGGGAGAGGGTGAAGGGGCGCAAACATTAACCAAGCGCAACTCAGTTCCCATATTAAGCCAGAGGATAAATTTGGTGGGAGAAACCTGGGACAAGTGGAAGAAGTCCACCAAGTCGGACAAGGATTTTATTGGAGGGTTATGCCTTAATGAGATGGGACTTAAGAAGGGATGAACTGGGGGGACGTAAAAGTGGGTGGGGCTACAATGCTGGGGTGGGT